GGGATTTTTTAGATCCTTTACCTTCTACGAGGACTTTTACCTCTTCGATTTCTTCTCTGATTAGTTTCATTTGATTAGCCAGTAAAACCTACTTTAAAACCTTTTACGTTTGAGGAAGATGCTGAAATTTGGTCATTAGGACCTTTTTCAAAAAACTCTACTCGATCATCAGGAAGAGTTACGGTAGCAGTGCTTGCATATCCAGCCGTTGTGCTTTTTGCAACACTAACTGTTGCATCGGCACCAGAAAGATTTACAACTCTAACAACTGTTGCGTTATCAAGAGTGGTTGCACTGTTAAGAGCAACTTCACTTCCTGATCCCATTAGTAATGTTCTATACATGAACTTAAAAGTGCTTTATAAGAGTTATTTATTCATTCTTCACTTTCTTCTTCACCAGTTGCTTCATTGTCCATGAATGAATTTGCTACAACTGGTTTGAATGCGTCAATCTTTTCAGCACTCTTAGAAAAAAGAAGATCTTTAATCGTATCGGTAATCTGTGATGGTGATTCATCACTCACGATCATATCCATTAATTCGTCCATTTTTAAAATCTTAGATTACAATTTTATTTATCAGATCTCTCCACCCTTAGGCAGTTCTGGTGCCTCGGTTGCAGATCCATCAATTTCTGGTTCAACAGGAACTGCTCCCATTTCACCATTTATAGAATCATCTATAGGCATTCCAGTTTCTGGATCGACAGGGATAGAAGGATCTGGAATAACTCCTTTTTCAATTTCTTTTGCAATGAGTTGATCCTGCTCAAGAATTTCTTCGTCTGTTTGGCGAAGAATCTTTCTTCTTAGATAATCTTGAGAGAAATACTTACCAACATATGGCTCTGCAGTAGCAACCATATTGAGTCTTTCGGTAAGTAACTCCGAATCTTTGAGTTCGGAGAAGTGATTATCGTATAGGAAGTCATATTGAATATGCTGTTCCATACTCTCCCAATCTTCGGGAGTGATAATATTCTTTAGAATTAACTGAGTCTTGAGCATATCATTGAACATATTTGAGAATCTCTTTCTCAAACGTCCAACAAACTTAGTGAACTTCAGTTCATCTCTCAGGATTTCAGAAGATCTACCCAAGTTAAACCCACCTTCTCCATCCATTCTTGAGGGTGGAACATTAAGGGATCTGTAGAGTTTTTTCTTAAAGTATTCAATATCAGTGATTTCTCCAAGATTTTGGCCTCCTGGCAGAGTTGAGATTTCTGTTCCCCTTCCACCTTCTCTGCGAGGCAACCAAAAATCTTCAAGCATGGACATGTGCTTTTTCTCATCTTTAATCTCTCCTGTTGCTGCATCATATACCAACTTATTTCTATAGCGAGACATTACATCACGCAGATATTGTTCTGCTTTAATTTTAGGCAGATTACCAACATCAATATAGAAAATTCTACGCTCGGGTGCTCTTGATAGTCTGTAAATAACAAGACTATCTTCAATCATTCTAAGTTGATTGAGAGACTTGATTGCTTTATGGAGATATGATAGTGTAGTTCCCTTATTTCTATCTACCAGTCCAGAAGTGCAATACGAAATTGCATCTTTTGCTATTTTAATTCCAGACTGATTTGATGATCTTTGTCCAACAGGAGAACTATTACTATTTCCTTTTGGATTATAAATGAAATATTCTTCAATCTCGGGCATTAAAACTTGCTGATCAGCCCTAGGATTGTTTATTGATTGAAGTGCTTTGCTCTTATCTTGTTTTTTCTGTTGACGAATATAACGCATTTTCATTGCGTCAACATATCTCAACTCTTGAATTCCGTCTTGTGGATTTTTTAAATCGATTACTTTATGGTAATATAGTCTACCATCAACATACCAATTTCTATAAATTTCGTGAGACTTTTTATCAAAGTCTAAGAGATCTAGAATTGTTTTAAATTCATCTCTTACTTTTTTCTTTATACCATCACTTGCGTTCAGGTTGTCCAAATCAATTTGAACAGGAACATCGTTAGAATCCGAAACAATTGCTTCGTTTACAATATCTTCGATAGCACTATCCACCTCAGGATGCAGAGCCATTTCTCTGTATCTTTTGATTAGATCGAATTCTGTTCTGAATACGCCTTCAATATCTACATAAGAACCGAAAAATCCGCTGGTTAGATAGTGATCAACCCCGTCCTCATTTGACTGAGGAACGGGGGATTGAACACTAGGCGGTTTTTGGTTATTATCTTCTATTGAAAAACCAAATAACTTAGCCATTATTTAAATATGGTGATCGAATTACTGTACCTATTTATCAGTTGATAGCAACGCCAGTTTGATCAGTTGCGCCACCGCTAGCCTGTCCAGATCCTGCAGTCCAGTACTGAACTTGGAACTCAACAGTGTACTCTTCGATGGTGTCTGCTGAATCATAACTCAGATCAATCTGAGAAACGTTTGTTGGGAAGACATCTTGGAAGAGATATGTTCTGAGAGGTGGAATTCCAGAACCGCCAGAGATGTCGCTATTAGTTTGACTGAAGCGACCTTGATCAGCACCTCTACCTAATTGGTGAACAATTGCTCTTGCCATGTAGGAAGAGGGGTTTGTAGCACCAGTGTTATTATCGAGTTTGCTGATTCCGTTCATCCACTGCTCAAAAGCACTTCTGAGTTTGAAGTCTTCGTCGTTGATGACGGTAACGGTCCAGGTGTCGAAGGTTCTATCTCCAGCAACCTTCAGAGTTCTACCTCTGAAAGGAACTTCGATAGCTGCGACGTTGGAGGCGGGCAGAGCCGCCGCCTTGCATAAGAACTGGAAGTTCTCGGCGTCCCATTCAATACCTTGGGTTGCAACCGCAGGAATTGTAGGGATATCGACTTCAAATAGATTAGCTCTTGCGCCGCCACCCTGTAAGGCAGTTTTGAAGTCGGTGATTGTGCGTAAAGTAGACATTTTGGTTTCCTCCTAGGTTTTTATAATAAAATTATCAAACTCTACCAGCAACTTCTTCAAAACTTACACCTGTTCTCGTAGCAACGAAAGTAAGTGTAACGAAGTTGATCGACTTAGCAGGCTTCAAGAAGATGTCTGCTCTAAACTCATTATTATCAATAATATCTGGTGTGTTATTTGTTTCGTCACAAATAACCAGATAATCATAAATTCCTCTCTTCGCTTGGACATCGCGGAGATAAGGTTCTACGATGTTAACGAAGTTTGCTCTTGTGATCTGATCGTTGAGCTCAAAGAGTTGTGACTCTGCTGCTTTTTGTAGTGCTTGCTCAACTGTGAGGAAGAGGCGACGAACGTTGATACGATCGAATGCGGAAGAAACAGCAAGTGCAGTCTTATCACCGAATAAGAGAATTCCAGAACCATTCTGATTAACAATAGAGTTAATTCTTCTTGGATACAGACGATCTCTTTGTGCCTTGGATGGGTTGAATGCAAGTTTAATTGCATTATTCAGTTGTCCTCTCTGAAGACCAGCAGGTGAGAACCAAGGATATGCCTGAATGTTAGTTCTTACCATCAGACCAGCAACGTCTCCGTTGGTTGGAATATAGCGGAACTTATCATTAAATCTATCATACATGTACTTATATCCAGTATCGAATACAGCGTATGATGAAGATGTTAATGGTGCGTAGAACGCGATAACATTATCTGTCTGAGTATCGGAGTTAGCAATTTCAACAACATCTGCCTTGTGTGGAGAAAGTGTCGCCATGCAATCTTTTCTTGCGTTAGCAATAGAGATCAGATAGTTTGCTTTTGCCTTGGATTCGTCTTTGGTGCTGCATCCTGGTCCACCGATCAAGAAGTCAACTTCGACTTCATCTTTGTTGGAGAATAAATTATATCCAGAGATTACATCGCTAAGTTCTGCTTGCATTCCTCCAGATGCACCGTAATCTTGACCACCAGCAAGATCATAAGTTGCAGGACCGATAGCATTGAAGGTAACACCTTGTGCTAATGCGTTCCAAGCACCAGTTCCAGTGGAAATTCCACTCCATTGTGCAGATCCAGTTGAAGCAGTTCCAGTATTAGTTGTGAAGTTAACAGCAACAACATCGGTTCCATTATAGGAATCATCCTCATCACCAAGATTTGCTCCTGCAAAGACATACTCAGATCTATCTGCAAGATAGTCTTTGTAGAATACTTTCAGAGGTGAATTGACTGCGGAAATTGTATCTGTGGCCTTGGAAAGGAAAGTGTGCTTCTCAAGCAGGTTTCCTTGGATTCCTGTTACTTTTCCTTCGTCATCATAGATTGCGATGTGGATAGCATCACCCTGACCAGATCTTTCAGAAGAGTATCTGCTTGTAACTGGTTTTGGTGCAATGTTTTTCCAATAAACTGTGGAGTTTGTTAGTCCAAGTGTCTGTTGATCATACCAATCAACTGCATTAGTAACGCTATATGCTGTAGCTGCAACACCCAGATTATCGTGAGCATAAATGGTTGCTGTTGATGGGAATGATTGACCTGTTACACCTTCAGCATATTCAACAGCAGTAATCGAACCCGCTGTAGAAACTACGTTAGTAAATGTAACTGCGGTTCCTGCTGCAACACCACTACTAATTGTTGTTCCCAGTGATACTCTGTTACCAGAAAGGATATTGGTAACTTCAAAGAATCCAGTTCCATCACCAAACTCTACTCTTAGATCTGTTAAACTTAGATTTGCAGTAGAACCAATAGTAATGTTTCCGTCTCCAACTGTATGAACTCCAACAGTTGCTCTAGTAGCAGCAGCGGCATCAACTACGGATGTGCTACCGACAGAAACTCTTGAAGTAACTTTTACATCAAGAGTTTTATTTGATTCGTCTTTACCAGTGACGATACCTTTCAGATAACCGCTGAAGGTTGAGGTAGTACCATCAGTATTTGGAATTGTTGCTGATGTAAGGGTATAAGTAATACCAGTTCCAACTGCAAAACCATTTAGGGTTTCAGAATTAATTGTTAGTCTTTGGTCTCCTAAGTCGTCGATAACGCAGACTTTAATTCCATTTCCCCATTCTCCTGGGTTCTTAGCAGCAAATGCCCATCCTACACTATCAGAAGAATGATTGTCTTGATAGTCTTCGTAGCTCTTTACTTTTGGTGCAGTACCTGCAGAACCAAATCCTCTGTATGCGTTCTTTA